TTACCTTTTACAAATTCTCTCTGCGTTAATCCACTTGCAAAAAATAGCTCAATCTCACTGTACATTATATCTTGTTTACTCATGCTACAAAAGTAAATCATTAACAAATATCTATAAATATGTAATTGGTCGGGTGGTTACGTTGCAGCCAATATAGATCAGCAATTTATAGTTAAGTACGATCCTACCGACAGAAGCAGGATATACCTGTACAAAGAGCATTCACGTGGCGATGAGTTTGTATGTATGGCAAAACAGAAGGTAGAGATACACAGAGGCATACAAGAGCAGGAGGACTGGGAGAGCACATTTATTAAGCAGATTGAAGAGGCTAAAAAAGCTCACCGCATACAGGTAAGAGATAAACGTGAGGATATACTACGTGCACATAATATGCTGCCTGAACAGTACGGCTATAACTCACCGCATATACAGGGTGTTGAGAGTTCACGTGCAGCAAAAAAGAGCGAACCTGTTAAGAGACGTAACACAAAGAAAACAACTGTAAAAGAGATAGCTGCAATGCAAAAAGAGGTCAGTAACCTTGTTGAGATTGATGACATTGATAGTGTTGATTCTATTCTTGACAGAGCCTCTGAGAAGATTAAAACATCTGATATAGATATATATAGTTTAATGTAACAACCTAAAAAACAATATTATGAGTAACCAGATTAACAGAGAACAAATACAGAGTGATTTAAGAGAGTATTGTAGCCGTTTTGATTCTCAAAACAAGGCTGCAAAAACACTAAAAGGCGTAAGTGCAGCAACAGTATCGCAGGTGCTAAATAATAACTGGGAGTTAATAAGAGAGAGTATGTGGCGTACTATCCAAGCTCAGATTGGTAAATCAGGTAAAGAGTGGAGTGCCGTTGAAACTACAAACTATAAGGTTATATACAGCTGCCTTACCGATGCACAGGTACACAGTAATGTACTGGCTGTAGTGGGCGATGCCGGAACAGGCAAAACCTATACAAGTAAACTATATGCTGAGGATAATAGCAATACATATCTTCTCTGCTGTAATGAGTTCTGGAACCGCAAAATGTTTATGGCAGAACTGTTAACTGCTATGGGCAGAGATTATAGTGGACTTACTGTTGCTGAGATGATGAACGAAGTAGTATTGACACTTAAAAAGACTGACAGACCGCTTATCATAATGGACGAAGCCGACAAGCTAAGTGACCAGGTACTATACTTTTTTATCACCCTGTATAATATGCTTGAGGATTGTTGCGGACTTGTACTACAGGCAACTGATCATCTTGAGAAGAGAATAAACAGAGGTCTGAAGCTTAACAAAAAAGGCTATAAAGAGATATACTCACGCATAGGCAGACGTTTTATTGAGCTTCCGGGAATAAACTCACAGGATGTGATATCGGTAGCAGTAAAGAACGGTATAGAAGATAAAACAGAGCTACAGGATATTGTTGAGGAGTGCGACTGGGATCTACGCAGGGTTAAGCGTAAGATTCATGCTATTAAGCAGAGAGCATAAAACAACAATATCCTAACTATAAATCTGAAAACAATGTCAAGAGCCTTAAGCGTAACTAATATTCTGAATTATAAACCAAACTGCCTTCCTTTTACAGGAAAGTGGCTTAAAAGCTTCGGCGAGCCTGAGCTTACAGGTTGTTGGCTCGTATGGGGCGAGAGTGGAAACGGCAAAACCCGCTTTGTATTGCAGCTGTGTAAGTATCTGGCAAGCATGTGTAAGGTTGCTTATAACTCACTTGAGGAGGGCTTGAGCCAAAGCCTCAAGACAGCAATCATTGATACAGGCATGATGGACGTAAAGCGCAACTTTTTACTTCTGGATAAGGAGCCTATCACAGAGCTGATCGCACGTCTTGAAAAGCGCAAGAGCCCTGATGTAATAGTGATAGACAGTTGGCAGTATACAGGACTAAAATACACTGATTACACGCAGCTGAGGGAGATGTTTCCAAAGAAGCTATTTATAATAATCTCACATGCAGATGGTAAACAGCCAGCCGGACGTGTAGCAAAAAGCATAAGATATGATGCCTTTGTGAAAATCCGCATTGAAGGTTACAGAGCCAATGCATTAAGCCGTTACGGCGGAGGCGAACCCTATACCATATGGGAAGAGGGTGCAGCCAAATACTGGGGAGAACAAGAAGTATTAACCTAATAATAAAAACTTATGAGTAAAACAGATAAAGGAGAATTAACTCCTACTGAATACAGGAAAAGAGCTGTATTACAGCTAAACAAAGTTAAAGAGAGCCGTAAAGGCAGGCAGTACAAATATGTACGAATAAACCCCAAAACAGTAGTAGAAATAGAAATTAAACAATCTTTAAACACTAATTAAATGATATTCCAATACCACGCATCCGATAGCGATATAGAAGACTACTTCAGAAAACAGGGATTTGAAATCGGCAGAAAAACAATTGAGGTTCCGGATTACCAAACTCACTCACGTAACGAGTATAGATCATTGTCGGTTCCTGCGGTAATACATGATGGTAAATTCTATAATGCAATTGAGCTATTTAACAGGATAGCCTCTCTAAGATTCAAGAGTATGATACTCTCTGAAGACTTTAACGACAAACAGACAATTAATAACGAGTTAACCAAAACACTATCAATATGAATTATCTATCACTTGGAAAAAATCAGGACACTGTATATAGACCTTACTATGTACTTAAAGAAGGTGAAGCCATAACTTATAAAGATGCTAAAGGTCAGGATATAGAATGTACAAGATTAGATGCATGTAAGAAGTTCCTAAGCCAGCAACCTGAGAACCGGAAAGGTTATTTAAAGGTACAAAGGCTGTTTACAACATTTATCAATTATTGATGCTTTAAACATGAATAGCAGACGGTTAACAGGTAAATGGTACTTGCATAAAAAAAGGTTTGGTTTTGTTGTGATGGTTGAAACAGTTCAAACACTAACATGTCCTCATGATTTTAGTGAGAGCCCCGAATTTATCAGATGGGAGGAAGCCAAACCCGAGGACTTCGCAGAATTAGGTATTCAATGTGCCTGAGACAACACAAATCAATAAGTAATTAACATAAATTTTAATAGATATGATAGACTTAAATCAATTATCTCCGGAGCAACGCAAGGCGTTAGCCAAGGAGGCGTTGGATGCAGAAAACAGAGCTGCATCAGAGAGAGCAGAGCAAAGAACAGAGTATAAAAAGATAGTTAACGAGACAGTTGTTGATTTATTCTGTTATCTGGAAAAGTGTTCAGTGCAAATAGCAGAGTTTAAGAAGAAGGCTATAACAGATCTTAGCACGTTGCTTAGTCTGAAGCTTGATGTCTTTAGTAATCCTAAAAAGATTGCAGAGCAGAGAAGTCACCAGTTTAGTAATTCAGACGGAACCATCACAATAGTTATGGGTCAGAATATGAATGACGGATGGGACGATACAGTTTCTGAAGGGATAAATAAAGTTAAGTCCTTTATAACCAATCTGGCTAAAGATGAGAAAACAAAGAAACTCGTTAATACGGTTCTGAGACTACTCAGTAAGGATGATAAAGGGAACCTGAAGGCAAGCAGGGTACTACAGCTTGAGAAGCTTGCAGAGGAGTATGATGACCCTGATTTTAACGAAGGTGTAAAGATTATCAAAGAGGCATATCGTCCAACACCAAGCTCTACATATATAAAAGTTTCCTACAAGGATGACCAGGGCAATACACATACACTGCCTTTGAGTATGACCACCACTTAATTTAATCTGTATGGTATAAACCGGAGGTTCGACTCCTCCGGCAGATACAAATAACAATAAAGATATGTTTAGAGAGATAAAACTTACAACAACAAACATTAATGAGGTAAAAAGATTAGTTGACAGAGCTATAAGAGCTCGTGAGATCCCTATTTTTATCCCTGATCAGGCTCTTTTCCTTGAAGAGTTGTATAATACCATAAATAGTGTATTTGACATCACAAAAGAAGAGTTAACAGGTAATTGCCGTAAAGGTAAACTACCTACTGCCCGTAAGGTATTTGCTTACTATGCAAATAAGGTAATAAAACTATCTGTAAAAGATATAAGCAGAGAGTTGTCACTATCGCACAGTACAGTATCTGTGCATATAAGAGAAGTGGCTCAAAATCCTTGGTTACTCGGCTACTACAACACCATTTGTATGACAATAAACAAAAACCAATAGTATGGATATACAAGATGCATATGATCTAAACCAAAGAGATCAGACACAATTAAACAGTGATCAGAGAGCAGTATTACAGATGCTTGATATCTGTTACAACTCACTTTCTGATGATAATCAGCATGAAACAATACAGTTTCTGCAAGCAATTTTTGATAACCTAATAACCAATTAATTATGAGTACAGAAAAGTTAAGAGCCAAGAGGCGACTACTGTTTGCTTTACTGGCTGAAACGGGAACCCATCAGCACTTAGACTCAATGCTTGCCAGTTATGAGGTAAGTAGTGTAAAAGACCTTACATCGTCTCAGCTAAATGAGCTAATTACAACTCTTCAGGAGAAACGACCAACAGACGATAATGTACTAACACTTAAACGTTGGCGTAGTAATATTCTTACTGTATTAACTGATATGGGAGTGTTTAAGAATAATAACTGGAATGAGCTAAATGAGTTCCTGATGCAAAAGAAGATTGCAGGCAAAAAGTTATACGAGATGACTATACCAGAACTGCAACAGTTAAATGTAAAACTAAAAGCAATGCAGTCAGCAGGATATAGTAAAGTTCAATTTGCATTTAGCGTGAATTAGTTATGGATAAGTGTGAAGAGTGCAACCTGAATATTGGAGGTTATTGCGATCTGTGTGGTGCAATGCCATGCTCAGAGGCAGCAATGATATGTGATAATGATTAAATAGTAATAGATATGGAAAAAGAAAGATTAAAAAAAATAGATGAGGTTCTGGAGGCAAATGGTATAGAGTGGGCAACTCTTAACCTGTACATCTCAGAGAAATATAAAAGTTTGATAATAAAAGAGTGGGTTTTTAGTGATATGCAAGACACTTTACACTCATTAGTTGGAGATGAAGGTTGGAAAGATGAATGGGAATCATAAAACACTAAAGCTTACTATAAACAGGGAGTGGTTTATAAGTATAGCAACACTTGAAAAGTCAGAAGAGTACAGAGAGATTAAACCGTATTGGCTTGTGAGACTCTTCAGGTACAAGTCAGGCAAAAAAATAAAACAGAACAAGAATGCCGAACAGATCTGCGAGGGGTTACGATCAGGAGCTCCTGTATCAAAATTTGATATAGAGCCAATAGACTACAGAGAGGTGCAGTTTTTTAACGGAGCACACTTCTCAGAACAGTTACCGACAATTAAAACAGCCTGCCGGGAAATTAAGGTAAAACATGGTAATGTAAAGTGGGGTGCTGAAGAGGGTAAAAGATACTTTACAATTGAGCTTGGTGATTCTGTTGAAGCTTGGTTGAATGGTCAAGCATCAGCTACAATGATTTTCTTAAAACAATAAAATTTAACTATGAGTGAATTATTAGAGAATACAGGTTATTCATACTCAGGAATACATGATGTGATAAACAATGAACCTGAAAAGAGTATTGAGCTTTTAATAGATATAGATCAGATGTATAATAGTGTTAAAGCCGAACTGGAGCTACTCTATAAGAAAAAGGATGCCCTTGAATCAGACTTTAAGCTTGCTGAATCTGCATTTATACACTATCACCAATGTTTAAAAGATAATGGTCAGTTAAATGAGGATGTATTATCCTTCAGTAAAGGCAACAGGGTAATTGTTGCCAGAATAACAAAACACAAACAGATTGAGTACTCGTCTTATGAAAGATGTGATACAGAGATTAATAGTAAACAATAACCAAATAAGCCAAAATGAATACTTTATTAGATTTAAAAGAGCACTTAGGCTCTATGGATGAACGTCAGTTAAAACAACCTATTGTTGTAATGAATAGTGATAAAACTATAAGTACCTGTGGTGAGATTAAGATCTTAAAAGAGGATCTGCTAAATGATGGTTCAGATGATCCATGTGTGTTGCAAACCAGCAAACAGTTTTTAGAGGACGGATACTCTGAAGAGGAGATTGATGAGTTTGATGTTGAGTTTAGTAAAAATGATTTGATAATAGTTTTTGAAGATTAAAGAGATGTATTTTAAAGTAAAAAAAGATAGTAAAACAGGTAGAGCTTTAAGAGATGTAATAGAGCGTGGTGTGAATTGCAGAAAGGTTGCTTTTGAATTTGTAGAAGCTGTTGGATCTACAAAGTACTATCCAGAACCACTTGAAGCGTATGGTGGTATTTCCGCTATTTGGTTCGATACGCCTCCGGACTCTAAACTTTGGAAAAAGGTACATAATACAGAAAAAGGATATTATCCGAAACAGAACAGTAAAGCCGGACGCATTTTGCACGATGAGATTAACCAGTTACCTGTTATTGACAGGAGTGAGGTTAATAAAGCTGTTGGATTAAATGCAAATGATGTATTTTACTGTATTGGATTACATACAAAACACAAAGAGTATTACGGAGTAGAGATAAAGGATGGTTTAGACTATATACCACCTTCAGATGTAACAGAGATAACCTATACAAAGTATAATAGGTTATTCCCTTCAGATAAATAACAGATACTTTAACCTTCTCATTTTTATGAGGAGGTTTCTTTTGTTATTAATACTTATACGTTTTCAACATATAGGTAGAAAACTATTTTTTAATATAACTTATAGAGTCACTATTTTTGTAAAAAGACAAAAGTAATGGCATATACCCGCAAAAGACTTCTTAAAAAGCAGATAGATATTCAGGATATCACTCTTGAGTATACAAGAAAAGGAGTGTCTCAAGAGTGGGTATTTCACAATATTATTTCACCAAAATTTTATATCGGCAGATCAACATATTATGAGTATCTTGCAAAACACGGGTTAAGAGCTGAGCTTAAACAAATTGAACAAATAGAAAACTTACAGACTAAGTTGTTTTAAATCAAATTTTTAAACTAAATTTTATATTTATGAAGAATAAAGAGTTAAAGAAATTATCACACAATCATTGGGTATTTAAAACCAAAAGAATATCATTTGCTTGTTTATTATTATTAACTATTGTTTCATGTTCTAATAATAATAACAACTATGCTGAGAAGAAAAGTGCTTCAGTTTTCCCCTTAGAAACCGATAACGATAGTGTTGTTAAAGTTAAGTTAAACAATATTCTTAGTACTTGCCGAACTGATTCTTGGGATGGTCATCACTTATGGTTGTATAATAAGAAAGAGCCGAATAGATTAAAGAATATGGTTGGTGCAAAGGAGCAATTTATAAGAGCTAACGTTAAAGTCGCTAATGCTGGTTATCTGTTCATTGGTGATGATAGATATGGGATTGAATGTAAACTGTTAGACAATATAGATTTCAGTAAATTCAAAGAGGGAGCTGATATAATTATTTGTGGGAAGTTTGAGAATATTAAAGGAGCAGCGAAATTATATGATGTCCGGTTTATTGATACTTTATTAATAAAGAAAGAAATTAAAAGGCTTACATTTTAGTAAGCCTTTTTTTTATACCTGATAAGCACCTCTCTTTCTTGTTTTCACATCTTTAATGCTAATCTCTTCATGCGAAGTATTATAATACTCACGCTCAATTGTACATTCAAACTCCAGTATTTGGTAATTAATAATATCACTCTCAACAGGTCTCTCACTGGTAAGTTTTAGTTTACCCGTGTTCTCGCTCGACAGATCGTTTAAAAAGTGTTTAATCAGTTTATAAAGAGAGAAGATCTCCATTGCTTGTAATCTGTTTGGCGAAATAGAGCTACTATCTGCAACAGGATCAACAAGCACATGAACTGATAATGTTAATACCTCTCTTTGCCAGTCAATGGCATATTCAAGAAATAGTGCCGGGAGGTTGAAGATCTCGAATCTATCCGGAGCAATAGGTTGTCCTCTGTACAGATCAATATGTTGTATTGGTGTGCAACCTTTCTTTATGAAGAATGCTTTATTCTCATCGAGTGTGTCTACTATTTTTGTATAAAGTTTATCCATCTTTTTGTCTTTTTATCTGAAACATCGCATGATGTCGGCAGTAATTAATAATTCTATTCTTCTCTCTAAAGTGTATGATGTTCCTAAAAATTGCCGTTGTGGCATTGTAAGAGTCATATTACGTGTAAAAGCAGATACTTTGTGCTGCGATACACTTTCACGTCTGCCTTTCCGGTATCGGGTATGAGCCTTTCGTGTATGGCTTTTTACCTGTACAACCTTATCTATTGTACCACCTTCATTGTGTATCTTTGCATATGGCACATCTGTACCAATTATAACCATGTTCTGATTTGCTCTTACTATTCGGATTGATCGTTTAAGTCGTCCTGACCTAATCAATGTTCCGGATTTAATCCTGGTATCTTTTCGGCGTTCCCAATTGTGTTTAGTTCTATCCAGCCACGCCTGATCTCTGAACCTATCCTTAGAGAAATTGACAGCAACTATACCCGCTTTTTTAGGAATAAGCGGATATAAAGTTGTTAACCTGTCAATCTTTGTAAAAAAATCTGTTGCCATTAGTATGAGGTTTCAATATTGCGTATAGCTCGCAGAATCATCTCATTAAATGTTCTTCCCATCTCCTCAATACTCATTGTTTTGCTATCAGCTTCATTTGCTACCAGATCGCCTTTATGTATATTTTCAATATTTATTGTTATGCTTTTTACCTGTTTTGCAGAGCCAACAACATTAGATATTGCTTCAGCTTCTGTAACACCAGAGGCTGATCCACCGGAACCTGACTCACCTGACCCTCCAAGTGATCCGGAAAGAGAGCCTGATAATCCGGAAAGTTCTGCATCTTCCTTGTCTGCCTCTTTATTCCAGATACCGTGCAGATTATCTTTTACATTGTTAATTGTCTCTTCGTTTGCCAGAGTTGTTTTAAGATAATCAACAGCAATTTTATAGCTGTTCTGTTTTTTTGTATTACGAATATCTCTTTCCCTCTCTGCAAAAGAGGCAAGTTCTGACTGTCTGTTTTTCTTCAACTCCTCAATCTCTATACTTGCTCTTGTTGTAACCTTTCGGTTAATTGCAACCTTGGCAGCATCAAAGTTACCTTTTATAGCAAGGCTCATTGATGTATTAATATTTTGCATTATCGCGGCAACATACTCACCAAAGTGTTTAAATCGCAATTTCAACAGATCAATCCCATAGCTAAATGAGCTTACGCTTTTATCCCAGTTCAATTTAATAGTATCTATTGTGCTGGTAAAGCCATTTTTTATTTTAGCCCAGTAATACTTGAATATTGCTAAGTTCTGATCCCAAGTGGCACTCATAGCTATTTTAAACTCCTCCCAACTTGCGGATAACTCATCGGTATGATTAATACACCATATTACTGCTGCCACCAATGCCATAATAGCAACTACTATTGCTCCTATAGGATTTGCATCCATCGCGATATTCAAAGCCCATTGGGCTGCTGTCCAGAGTTTCCATGTTGTCACTGCTGTTAATACAACCTTGGTAACAAGAGTGAGTGTAGATTTTATTATATCCCAATTATCTGATGCATATATAATAATCTTATTTATTTTGTGTAATCCACGGGCAAGTGATGGTAATATCCTTTGTCCTAAAGTTGCCATTACCGTATTTAACTGATTTCCTACTATTTTCTTAAGCGTTGTAAAATCACCTTTTGCATTCTTAAGGGCTGCATCTAAGTTAAACTTTGAGTTATCAAAATTTTCGAGTGTACTGAAGAAACTATCTGCACCTGTCTTCAACGTAACAAAGAGGTTACGTAATCCTTCGGGACCTCCTATCTTATTTATTGTCTCATCAATGGCTTTAGGGCTCATTGTCTTAAACTTTGCAGACACCTCTTTTAATATTACAGAGAGGTTGCGCATATTACCATTTACATCATACATCTTTACTCCAACACTTCTTAACCCTTCAATGGTCTGCTTCTGTGTTAACCCCTGAAAAGCCGTTTTAGTCATTGTAGCAGCGGTAACACTATCTTTAGCTATAGATGTAAATGCAGCAAATATTTTGTTTGCTGTATTAAAATCTTGCCCGGCTCCGGCAGCTGCTCCGGCATACTCTGTTTGTACCCTCGCCAATTCCTCAAATGTTGTAATACCAACCTGTACCGTTTTAGCATTACTCTCCAGATAACTGTCAATATCCTTAACACCAAGTTTAAAAGCTTTCATTGCCTTTGTAGTGGAGTTTATAGAGTCGTTGAGTTCTGCTCCTGTTGCAATTGAGAATTTTCCAACTGACTGTACAATCTTTCCGGCAGCTTCGCCATAATACCCTGTAGCAGATTGAACATCGTAATATGCCTGCGTGGTCTTTTTAAGGTCTGTACCTATTCTTAGTGAGGTCATTGCTACAGTATTTCTGTACCTCTTGAGCTCTTCTTGTGATTTATCCAGATTAAGATTTTTAATCTGTAAGAACTCATGATTGAAATCAGCAGCTTTACTGGTGACTTTGCCAAACAGTACTGCAAAACCAACCAGACCAGCCGCCAGTAACACATATCGGTTCTTTAATAATTTCAAACCTCTGTCAAGTCCGGGAATCTCATCACGCATTGCCTTAAAGGCTTTCACATGATGATTTTTAAGCTCTGTGAACTTGCTTTTCATATCAGAGGTATAGCTATTTACCTTCTCTTTAGCTTTTGAAAATCCACTCTTTAGCTTGTTTTTTAACTCAAGCAGGAGTTCTATTTTCGCTTTACCTGTCATATTGTATCATTTAGTTAAAATTTACGTATATTTGTATGGTAGAGCACCCTGTGAAATACGGGCATCTGAGGTGGTTAGCCCTAAATAACCCATATATGGGAGGCTGCTCTACCTGATCACCTTAATCTATCTTAAGCCCTTTGCGTACATGATTCATATCCGCTACCTTTTTACCCTTTGCAATTTTGTCTTTAGCGTTGTACCAGTTCTGAATCTCAAGAGTGTTATTCTTTATTGAAGAATCAATAACCATCATTCTGTCACCATACATCTTTATGTATCGCAACTGAATGGTTTTCCTGCCATGTTTGGTCATATACACCTCATCGGGTTTCTTCAGTACATCTTTAATATGTGGGAATAGCTGATGTCGCTGCTCATTATCATTCAGATAGTGACCTTTTGTGTGGTTATCAAACACATCTCTGTCGATTGTTATGGTTCTGTTTAAATGGTCTTTAAACGCCATTATATCAACATTGCCGTTTCCCTTTTTGCGGGTGCCAGCCTTTTTAAATAGCTCCTTAACATTATCGCCAGTAATAGTTTTGTCCAGTTTGATCTTTGCTCTATCAGGTTTTATATCGTTATAATCCTTCAGGTTGTAATTGCTAAAATCAAGAGAATTGATAGTTTTATTAAAATCCTTCTGCTTATAGCTCATGTAAAACTGATTGAATGTAAAGACCTTGTTTATATCTCCACGGTTGTGCAGCATGATCTTCTTTTGCTTATCGCCCAGTTCTTTCTCAAGTATCTTTATTGCTTCTGATCCTTTAGCAATGTTCTTTGGTTTGCCCAGGTACTGTACAAACTCACAACGGCACTTCCACGCATTAGGTGGCCAGAGTCTACGAGCCTGCATATCGTCAATATCAAATATCAACCCATCCAATATTGCGTGTTCGGCTCTTACCTCACTATCACCTGCAGTCTGATATTTTACATATCTTGTAACAGTATCTTTTTCGCTCAGAAACTTGTTAAATGTTGATGCATTCTGACCTACGGCAATTGCAAAATCATACTCTGTGCGTAGCCAGTTGCCGTTAAACTTGTTGAGAAACGGCTCTGCATGATCTTTAAAATCTGAGAAGCTTCTTATATTAAGTTTATCCTTATCTATAAGAAGGCTGTTAAGCTTCTGTAACCCTGCCATCTCACGAGCATGTGAGAAATGAAAAAGGTTATACTCCATATATGCCAGAGCTTTGTGGTCAGTGGCATTATAGTCTATCTCAAGCTTACTTCCCCATCCGTTATACAGTCCCTGGCGAAGCCATTTGCCAACAGCAACCGCTTTAGTCAGTACCTCTTCAGAACAGTCCTCACCTCTGAATATCTTTTCGGTGATCTGTTTCTGAAGTATCTCTATTTTTTTAAAGATACTGCCACTTTCAGCGGTAAACATGTTATTAGTAACAGCCTCATAAAAAGGGAAGTTAAAACCTCCGTTAGCCTCTGCCTTTGGCTCTTTTGGCAGAGGCTTATTAAAATTTGTTACCTCCTTTTTTCTGCCTTTAATAGGAATTTTGAACGTCTCAGCAACCCAGCTATCCTCAATCTCATACTTCTCAAGAGCATCCTTTACAATTCCCCAGTGATCCTTCAGAGGAATCTTTCTGGTGCGGTTGTAAACTATCTTTTCGTTTTCACCCCATCCTTTCCATTTACGTAACAGAGGCAGCAGACAATCATTAAACAGATCCTCCATGAAAAATCTGTCACTCTCTGCTATCTTATTATCAAGTGTGCGCTCATGTACTTCCGATTGCGACTTCGATGACCCATTATCAGATACCATTGTTCCGCCCAGGTACTGTTTAGATATCTCTGAGTTTGATCTCTCAATCTTTTTATCGTATACCCTGTAAGCATCGCTGTTAGTATTTGCGATTATTTCCAACGATGTACCCTCAGGTAATACAGCAGAGAGGTTCTCGCCAATATCCTCTATCTGTTGCTCAATCTCGTTCAGGTGCTTATCATCGCTTCTATTTGTCTTAGCTACTACTATCGGCATTCCGAACTTTTCGGCATATTCTGCCCAGGACTGTTTTGCATTTTTTTTGAAGATAAGATCCTGCACAATGTTGTTTATTATGCCTATATCTTCAGGTTCGCCGACCTCAACAATATAGTCTTGTAGATCCGGTGCATCAAGACTGATTCCTTTTTCAGCAGTAGTATCAAGTAACACCTCTCTGCGGGTATTAATTACATTACGAGGAGGTATAAGTTTAAACTCCATCTTATCAGTATCAACAAGCTCCAGTACTCTGTATCCTGAGGTAACCCATTCAAGAGAGTGTTTACAAAATGATCTGAACCATTTACTATTAAGAAAAGCCGTTCTTTCCGGTATCTCTTTACCAGTCCTTGTATCAATAACCTGTACAGGTGTTGATAGTGTAGCAAGTTCCCTGATCTGCTTCTGAGATTGCATATGTGCATCTGTGCTCAGATAGTGTATCAGGTCATGATACTCTGTATATTTTGGATTCTCACCATCCATAGACTCAAGTGCATCACGCCATGTCTTAATGTCTTTTGCAGACATATCTTTTGTCTCAGCCAGAATCTTTGCAAAAAGTTTCTCTGTCTGCTTTTTTGTAGGTGCCTTAGTCTCTTTTGCTTTTGAAAAGAAACTACCTAAACCAAATCTGCTCTTTACCATCTATTGTTTTTTTTAGGTTTGCTCTTGATTCTAACCTTTCCCTTTGCTTCATTCAGACGAGGCAATGAACTTTTGTATATGTCCTCTCTGATAAATTTAAAAGCGTCTTCATATCTGAGACTCCGGTGATCCGGCATCTGTACTTTAGCCTTTGAGCTGTAGAGGTGATATAGTGCAAGATCAATAACTATCATTATCATATATGCATCTCTGTCACCTTCAGGATCAAATATCTTATCGGTGTCAAAGGTTGTTGCTATATGATTCTTTATCTGCGATATTGCTGTTATTTCAGCCTGTACGAGTTTGTGATCGTTGTAATCAGCAGCAAGCAGATTTCTAATCTCTTGCAGTATTAGCATGCTATAGTCGCTGTCTTTTATAAATCTCATAGTATTATTGTTTATTAATATCTCTTTCTTCCGCTCTTTCGCCGTTTGGGAATGCGTGGTTTAAACTTCTCTACAAAAGTCTCTGTGTTAAGTTTTGATATTGCACTTTGTAATGCGTCCGGAGCATCGTCATGTGCGCCAGATCCTTTTTCAAATGCCAATAACTGATCAATCAAATTCTGGAAGTCTGTCGACTGGATCAGCCTTTCATTAAAGAATACATCACCACGCTCAAAGTAGCCGGACATACTCTCAATACGCTCAAACTTGTTTGCTTTACTCTTCTTATCGGCAACAACAGGTATCAGGTAACCTCTAAGCTCTCCCTCCAGATCATAGTCGTTCACAAAGTCATCCATTGCAAACAATCCTTCGATCATATACTTTGCATAAACCTTCTCCAGTTTCCTGTTTTCGTAAAGGTCATACAGCCACTTAGCCGCATTGGTTCGTGATGATTGCCGTACAAAGGCGTCGATAACATGAAACTCATTACCAATCTTACCTACTAATATCTGTGCTTTAAAGTCGCCGTTGTCTTTATAAGAGAGGTCACCATATACTATAAGTGCATCATATTTATGCAGCGGTAGTATCTTTGTCGTCTGTATCTGGTCGTGCTTAAATACTGTACCGTCCTGAATATGTTTATGCATGTACTCTCGCATAAAAGATCGGTAAGGAGTCCCTCTGAATTTCTTTTTCCAGTATTCAGCATCTGTTTTAGCTGGCCAGCTTGGTTCAAATGTTACAAGATCCTTAACTGCCGGAACAGTAATTATAAAGTGTTCAATAGGAATATCCTCCTCTTGGTACTCCTTTATAGTGCGTTTAAACTCTGTTTTGAGTTGGTTAATAACAGTATTTTTGTGGAAGTTGTTATTGGCACATACAAATCTCCTGCGCTCAGAACCTTCATCAAAACAACCTTGCAGATCCTCCCATGTCCACTCGTACGCTTCACGACTTCTTTTGTCGTTATTACAGCGTATCTTATTGTCAATATCATCTATTACAATATAGTCAGGTCGTTCTGCGCCTTCACGGACACCACGAGGTGATTGCCCAAAACCCAAGGATTTGAACTTAACACCATCTGTTGTTGTAAAGTCTCCCTCTGCCCAGGAACCATGTTGAAACTTTTTGCCATAATCATTGATGAAGCGCTGGTTAAATTGAAGCTGAGCCTGAATGTCAGATAACAGCTGTGCGGCTTTTGGCTCAGTCTCGCCAACTAGCAACATATACTTAAGTTCACCTTTTACATACATATACAGAGGTATACCCATATCAACATGTACACTCTTTGCCCCTGATCTGTAGATTTCAGCAAGCGTACTACTGACAGGGTTGTCTATTATGGTATTTGCAAGTTTCTTATGGAAAGGAGCACATTCGCTTTTGGCGTACATAGGAAAGTAATATTCAAACCAACGAGTGTAGCTCTTTTCGAGCTTTTTCATTCTCGCTCGTTTCCACTTTGGCTCTTCGTTTATATCTACCTGTGTACTCTGGCGAATCTTGCCACAATGCTGTTCGTAGTCTTTTATATATTTCTCAAACTTACGCTCTAACATGATGAAGACTCCTGAGTTGCTTTATGTAGTATGAACTGTTTATGCCATTCAAGAAAGCTAATAGCCACATCGGGTTCCTGATCAGCCATCCAGTTATCAAACTCCTTGAACACTGTGATTACAACCTGTACAGATACCTTATCGGTAAGTGTGTCTATTACCTTATTAATCTTGGCAAGTGCATCGGCATCTATTTTAGCTTTTTGACCGTTTGCGACATTCTCCAGCTCCTCAAGCAATATTTCCTTTATCTTGTGTGGTGCGGTGAGTGTCTGTCTGCGCCTATCATCCCAGTTGTGATCTTTTTTCCATCTGCTTACTGTCTGTTCAGAGACCTCCAGCTGCTCGGCAATAGCCTTACCGGTTGCACCCTGATCAATAAACATTCGCTCTGCTATCTCTCTTTTTTTCTTGTTGCTTATATCTGACATATTCTTCTGTTTTATGCGAATATGCCAAGCTCATCCTGCTGAAAGAAAAAACAGTCCAACGGCTGGACTAATCAGTCCAAGGTCTGGACTATTAGTTGTTTTGGGCAAATCTCTCCTTTAAACTTGTGACTCAGAAACGAAAAAATTGGTTAATGATTAAAAAGGTTAGTAAGGATGAAGTAGAAGTTAAGTTCTATGGAGAGATAGGACGCTGGACACTGCGGGATGGTAAAAACTTCTCGCAGCTGTTCGGTGAACTTGAGAGTAAATATAAGAAGATCACAATTAGGCTGCACTGCTACGGCGGTGAGGTATTTGAGGGTAATGTAATTTATAATACAATCCTTAACTCTTCAGCTGAAGTAACAATAATCATTGACGGTGTAGCTGCATCAATGGGTAGTATAATAATGCTTGCAGGCGTAAGGCTGAGGATGGCTGAGAATGCCTATATCATGATTCATAACCCATCAGGAGGAGTATACGGTAATGCTGCATCGCACCTGTCAGCTGCAAAGCTATTGCGCAGTATGGAGAAGAACTTCATCAAGAAGTACTGTGCTAAAACGGGGCAGAGCGAAGAGCAGGTAGCAAAGTATTTCGACGGTAACGATCACTGGATTGATGCACAAGAAGCAAAAGAGTTAGGTCTTGTAAATGCAGTTATTGATAAAGTAGCTGATATTCAGAAACTGGATAAAGCTAAAGCACAAAGTATGGGTATTGAAGCTGTATACAACCGTTTTCAAGCCCTGACAACAATACCACCGAATCAACCAAAAAACAAAAATATATCAGAAATGGATAAAGCATTAATGATTGCCCGTTACTCATTAACTGGAGTAACGGCAGAGAGCAGTGATACTGCTATTATGGAGGCTATTGATAAGAAGTTTAACTCCGAAAGAGATAAACGAATCAAAGCTGAGAGTGATCTGAAAACTCAGCGAGAGAGTGAGATAACCTCTATGATTGAGGCAAAAGCCAAAGAACCCGGAGTAGAGATGACAGAAGAGCAAAAGAAGACCTACCAAATGATTGGTGAGACTTCTGGCATTGAAGCTCTGAGAATGACTCTTGGTACGCTTACACCACGAGCAACGATAACGGAAACAATCCGATCTCAGGGGTCTGGTGGTTCAGGGACAGGCGGTGAAAATGACAGAAAGAACTGGACTTGGAACGATTATGCAGAGAAAGATCCGACTACTCTTGAGAAGATGGAGAAAGATAACAAGGAGCAGTTCAACGCTTTGTATAAGGCAGAGTTTGGAGAACTACCACAGGATTAATAACCAAAAAATAACATAAGATGAGTGTAAAAACAGAAGTTTGGGTAAGAGGCGTAGTAAAACATCTTAATCAAAGAGAAGAAGGTACTTGGCTTAAAGGTGTAACTAATTACTCCAAGTATGCAGAGAATAACGTGTTGCATCTTACCGATTCAACTATTGACCCTGAGGTATTGATAAACAACACAACTTATCCTATTCCAATTCAGGATTTCGAGGACAGCGACATCCCTATCAGTCTTGATAAGTTTGTTACAAAGCAGACAAGGATAACGGATGATGAGTTAGAAGCATGCACCTATGATAAGATAGGTTTAGCAAAAGATAAGCATGCAAAAGCAATACATAAAAGTAAATATGCTAAGGCACTTCACGCTTTGTGTCCTGCAAAACATACGGATAAGACTCCGGTAATTATTTGTTCCGGAGAAGAATTACCTGATGGACGTAGGAGACTTGTAAGAGCTGATGTAATTAGGCTTAGAGCAGCATATGACGAAGCAGGCTTTGATAAAGAAGGTCGCAGACTTGTGTTAACTAGTGAGCACTGTACCGACCTTCTTCTTGAAGATAAAGAATTTAAGGCTCAGTATGCAAAACACATAACTGGAAAGATCACAACTATGTATGGATTTGATATTTACGATACTGTATCGTCACCATATATAACTGTTGCAACAAAGGTTAAGAAAGCATTTAAGGCTATTCCTGCATCCGGTGATCAGCAAGCATCTGTATCGTTTATTGTAGATGGAGTTTGTTATGCAAAAGGTACGACAAGGATGTATTACTCTCCTGCTAAAACTAATCCGGGAACACAGGCTAATTTTATAAACTTCCGACACAGATATATTGCTCTACCAATCAAGCAAGAGGGTATTGGAGCTATAGTATAAACCTCTTAATTATTAGAGATGAGCAACAATGAAATTGTAGACATGACAAAGCTGACGCAAAAAGAGCTGCTTATACTTCTTAACTCTAAAGTTGAGATGATGGGGAAAACCCTTGAATTACAAACACAGGAGAACAAGAAGATAACAGAAAACTATGCCAGTTTAAAGGAGAGAGTCAGCAATCTTGAGACAAAGAACAAGGTCTATGCAGGCATTGTTGCAGTTATCTCTTCTATAATCACAACAATAGTAATTTCACTTATTAAGAGATAAAATGAAACTAACTAAAGAATTAAAAGAGCAGGCTCATGATATCTGTGAAAACAATGGATATTCAGAGCTTTGGATAAATGTAGATGGCGATATGTTCACAACAGACAATCTGGCTCTGTTGTCAGTAAATCAGAAAAAAGATAAGGTATGCAAATACACACATGCTGATCCAGAAGATACTGAAGACACAGTGTTATCAAAGTCGGAGCTATTGCAAAAGATCCGTCAGGAGATAGATGAGCTTGAAGCTGCTGATTATGATTCTAATGATGATCTTGCTAAGGCAACCCAAAAAGTCAACGAATTAGAAGAGCAGGCTGCTCTGCTTGAAGAGGAGATTGAAAAAGAGGAGGAGCAGTAATGAGTGGAGTTGATATAAAAAAAGGTGATATAGGTGCTAATGTTACCGGATCAGCCGATAGTACTTCAGCTATACTTTTCACAGGAGTAGAAATATCAGGAAAGGTTGAGTATGGAAAATCTTATCTGGTAAGTAATCTTAAGATGGCTGAAGAGCTTGGAATAGTGACTTCTTATGATACTACAAATAAAGTACGTATACATCATCATATTTCTGAGTTCTTCAGAATGGCAGGAGATGAAAAGAAGCTTCATATCATGATTGCTCCACAAGATAAAACACTTGTTGATCTTCTTACTGATAAGGTGTATGCTGAAAAATTGGTAAACGAAGCAGATGGTGAGATAAGACAATTGGCTTTATCACTTAACCCGGCATCAGACTACACAGATACATCTGTAGATGGCATTAACGCCGATGTACGTGCAGCAATAGCAAAAGCACAGCTTTTTGCTGAGAACTGCTACAACAGGTTCAGACCACTACAAGTAATTATTGAAGGTCGTGGATATGGTGGAGATGCAGGAACTGCAATTGATCTGTGTAAGATCCCGGATACTCCAGCACCAAAAGTATCAGTTGTAATTGGTCAGGATTGGACATTTGCAGAATCACAAGATACTGTTGGAAAGAAATACGCTGCTGTAGGTACTGCGCTTGGTTGTGTAGCTCAGGTGCTAGTAAGTAAAAATATTGGCGAGAATGAGACAATGAATATTACCAACGCCGGAGTGAATGTTTTTCTTGTTGGTGGTTTATCTGACCACTCAAAGATCAAGGATGTTGAGCACACATGGAGTATGCTTGATAGTAAACACTATCTGTTTCCTGTTCGTGAGATTGGATTATCAGGACTGCGTTGGAATAATGATCATACCTGTGTTGAAGCCAAAATAGATGCAGATGGTAATATTAATGAGCATTCAATATCACTTGGCAGAGTGCTTGATAAAGCTGCCAGATTACTGAGAGCTCAACTGCTTCCTAAGGTTAAAACTACGCAGCCTGTAGATGCGGGGACAGGGCAACTTCCTGTAGGTGTAGTAAAATACTTTGAGGGGTTAGGCAATGATGCATTTGAGGTTATGAAAGCAAATAAGGAGCTTACAGAAGGTAAAACAACTGTAAATCCAAAGAGTAATCTTCTCTCCGGAGACAAAGCTCTTGAAGCTTCGTTTGTGGCAGTTCCTTACGGCACTATCAACAAAATAAAAGGAGTCATAAATCTTAAAAACAAGATATAGAGATGGCAAAAATCAGAAAGAATGGTAAAGCCTACGATAGCGGTGATGTTATCGTTAATATGCTTGGTAACCCTGATGTTGAGGTAACCGAAATTAGTTACGAAACAACACAGGAGCATCAAAAGAACTACGGTTTAAAACGACGAGCCCGCGGCTGGAGTATGGGAAAAATAGATGATACCTGCACACTCACTTTGCCAATGGATGAAGTTGTAGGGATAGAAAAAGCTGCGGGTGGTGATCTGTTATCTATAAAACCATTTGATATCAATGTAACGTTCGTTGATGACTACAATGAGATTATAAACGATACTATTACTTGTAAATTTCAGAAACAAGGGCGTAACGTAAACGGCGAAATGGGTCTCTCGCAACAGTTCGAAATGTTTGTGATGAGTATAGAATACAACAATGTTTAATCAGTAATTAATCACTAATCAAATAGTAAAAATATACAGTTATGGCTGAAAAGAAGAAAATTAATCTACCTGAAGGGGTAACCGAAGAGATGATCTCAGCTTGGAAAGAGAGATATGGAGCTGCCAAAGTAAAACTGGCAACCTTGCCACTTGACGAAGATGGTGAGGAAACAATGGATATCATTGTTAGAGTGCCTGACCGTAAAACACTTGGCGAATTCGAAAAATGGATGGATAAAAATCCGGTTAAATCAAAGGATATAATGATCAATGCCTGCGTTCTTTCAGGCAAAGATCAAGTGAAGACTAATGAGGATGCAATGGTAGCAGCTTTTGATGCTGTATCAGAACTTATACCAATCAGAAAGGCTGTAATAAAAAACTTATAGAGCACTATCCGCCAATATTAACGGCGGATGAGTGCGATTTTATAAGAAAAGGCAACGCTCTTATGAGTTACCATTTTAAAATACCATTCCCGGAGGAACTGCCGGATGATGTATGGTTTGAAAAATGGAGACAAATTGAGTGGCTTGCCGATCAGGGAATATTAGGAGCAAAAGAAACAGAGACAAATGTCAAATAGTTATAAGATAGATTTAGTAACAAGATATCAGAATGCTTTCGGTTTTGTTGCAAAGAACTTCTCCGGGAAGATTCTTAATGTCGGGCTGTCAAATTCAGGTCTGTACGCAAATATTGAGATTTATTCAATTAATGATGCTGAGTTTGAGGACATGATACTGAAAGCTTCAGGCATTGAATTGAAGTTTGGCTCTGTTCCTTTTGTAGGCGGAAATCATGGTGTGTTAAAAGGTTTGTTTGGTAAGGAGGTTGCAGCTAATAATATTTTTGCACCTCCTCCCATGCTCTCATTCTCACGACAAAAAAATATCAAGGAGACACCCATTGCAGGTGGTGACGGAGTTGTTGTTGAGAATTATGGCATGCGCCCCTGGGCAATTAAGCTTCAGGGTGTACTTATAGATCTGCAAGAACACAACTATCCTTTTGATCAGGAGAAACAGCTTATTGAGCTCTTCGAAATTCAGGACAGAATTGATGTAACGTCAGAGCTCTTTAACAATAAAGGTATTGATTCAATTTATTTTACGTCAATAGACCTTTCAGGAGTTGAAGGGTATCCTGATACAATAAAATATACACTCGCAGCAAAATCTATAAAACCAATTGAATTTGAATTATGAAAAGAGTATTAATATTATTAATAACAGTTGCAATGTATCTTAATTTACATGCAAAAATAGAGATAAACGGAGTTGATTATCAGATATCAACTGCCGATATTGAAGAGTCAGTAACCGAGCTTTCAGATAAAGCTACGGTAACTATTCCACGTAATTACAAGTCCATGATGGGTAAGTCTGTTCTGGATGTCTTGAATGTAGGTGATCCGGCTACAATATACCTTGGAACCAATGAAAACCTACACAAAGAGTTTTCTGGTTATATAAGAGAGATAGAAGCTGAAGAGCCTATCAGAGTACATCTTGATGATGAAATGTATCTGCTAAAAAAGAATAGTTACAACCTTAGTTGGAAAGAGGTTAGTTTAAAAACCATCCTGACAAAGATTGCTCCGGGATACAATATTGAGTGTCCGCAACTGAAGTTAAACAAATTCTCAATAATAAACTCCAGTAGCTATCAGGTACTAATGCATCTTAAAAAGCAATATGGATTATACTCCTATATGAAACAAGATAAAACGCTTCATTGTGGCTTTGCTTATGATGTAAAAGACAAACTAAACCACTATGGACTGAAAGTCCATAGGTTTAACTCGGATGACTGAAAGTCATCCCCTCATTCCAATATAAAATTGGAATTATCGGTATCTCCTGATTTTCGATGATGCTCCAAATATTCATTAACCATCTCATCT